TCGATGGTGGAGTACGGGTGGGCCGACGCGATGGGAATACCCATCATAACCATCATGGAGCCGGAGGGCAACCCACACGACCACGCCTTCGTTCACCAGCTCAGTACCTACGTCACCGACGACGTGGACGAGGCGTTCACACTGGCACTGTACTTATTAAACGCAAGGAGATGATCATGAGTGACGACCTAACCCCCTACATCACCGAGAAGATGTTTGTCAGGATGCCGAACGGCTGCAGACGCTGGGTGAGTGTGAGGAACGGCCGGGCTAAGTTCGCGTGGAAGCCGGTCGGAGAGAAACAGAGGGACTACCACGGGAAGTTGGTACGCAAGGGCAGCGGTTACGAGTTCAAGTTCGATCGTGACGCCGACCTCAGGACGTTCCTCGAGGAACACGTGGTCCTGCGCACGACGTACGCCGACCGATCCAAGGAGGCAATCGCCAAGCGCCGCCGTGCCTACCTAGAAGCATACTACGCCCGTAGGAGGGAACTTGTCTAAGAACTTCTTCAAGAGCATCGTCGACGACCTCAAGGACGCCGACCTATCCATAGCCGCCGACGGCGAGTCGGCCGGCGAGTTCTCTGGGTTCATCGACACGGGGAGCTACACTCTCAACGCGGTCATGTCCGCCGACATCTACGGGGGCATGCCCGACAACAAGATCACCGGCTTCGCCGGTGAGACCTCCACGGGTAAGACGTTCTTCGCGATGGGAATCGCGAAGAACTTCCTCGACGCGAACCCCGGGGCCGGAGTCATGTACTACGACACCGAGGCGGCCGTGAACAAGAAGATGATGGAGGAGCGCGGGATAGACTCCCGTCGGGTCATCATCGGCGAGCCCATGACCGTCCAGCAGTTCAAGACCAAGGCGGACAACTTCCTGACGAAGTACATCGAGACGCCGGAGAAGGAGCGGCCCAAGCTGCTCATGATCCTCGACTCATTGACTCAGCTCTCCACCTCCAAGGAGATGGAGGACACCGCCGAGGGCAAGGACACCAGGGACATGACGCGCGCGCAGCTCGCCAAGGCCGCGTTCCGCGTACTGACCCTGAAGTGCGCCAGGGCCAGGGTACCGATGATCGTTAACGCCCACGTCTACGCGAGCATGGGGTCGATGTACCCGACCAACGAGATCGCCGGCGGCACCGGACTAAAGTACGCCGCGTCGTCGATAGCGATGCTCTCCAAGCGGAAGGAGAAGGACGGGAACGAGGTCATCGGCAACATCATCCACGTCAAGATGTGGAAGAGTCGCCTGTCCCGCGAGAACAAGATGGTCGACGTCCTCCTGACCTACGACAAGGGACTGGACCGTTACTACGGGCTACTCGACATGGCCGAGCGGTACGGGGTAATCAAGAAGGTCAGCACCCGCTACGAGATGCCCGACGGGTCGAAGCACTTCGGTAAGTCCATCTACCAGGAGCCCGCGAAGTTCTTCACCAAGGAAATCCTTGACGCGATCAACGTCGGTGTTAAAAAGGAGTTCAGCTACGGTAGCAGCGAGGACGCGACCGAGGCCGAGGTCCAACAACTACTAACCGAAGACGCGGAGTGATGCGTGGCGTGGTTTCTCAGGGTAAAGGACCTCAAGGTCCTCCTCAATAAGTACGACGAGGACGCCGTCATTATGGTCGGCGTCGACCGGGACTCGGGCGAGGCCTACGAGGCCGATCCCGACCTCGTGTACTGCTACCGAACTCCGGACGGCGAGATGCTGGACGAGTTCAGCGTGGAGAAGGACGAGTCCCTCCTCGGTTACAGGAGGGCGCTCATCATCTGGGGCGTGGACAAGTGACGGTCAACGTAGAGCGTACCATCCTCGACGCGCTCACCCACGACGACGACTACGCGCGTCGCGTGCTGCCGCACCTCAAGGTCGACTACTTCGAGTCGGAGCCGGAGAAGCACGTCTTCACGGCGATAGAGGAGCACTTCCAGAAGTACAACTCCCTGCCCACCAAGGAGACGCTGTCCCTGTCGCTCAAGGCGATGGACAAGCTCAACGAGTCCACCTATCGCTCCGCCCTCGCCGTCGTCGACGGACTAGCCCGGGAGACCCGCGACCTACACTGGTTGCTCGACGTCTCGGAGAAGTTCTGCAAGGAGCGCGCGCTGTACAACGCGCTCATCAAGGCGTCGGTCATCATCGAGGATCGCTCCGGCAAGAGCGTGCCGGACTCCATCCCGGACATGTTGTCCGAGGCGCTCGCCGTCGGGTTCGACACGCGCGTCGGTCACGACTACGTCGAGGACTACGAGAAGCGGTACGACTTCTATCACTCGAAGGAGGAGCGGGTTCGCTTCGACATCGAGGACCTCAACACGATCACCAAGGGCGGCATACCCAAGAAGACCCTCACCGTCATCCTCGCCGGCACCGGCGTCGGTAAGACCCTGGTTATGTGTCACCAGGCGGCGGCCAACCTGATGGACGGGAAGAACGTCCTGTACGTCACGATGGAGATGGCCGAGGAGAAGATCGCCGAGCGCATCGACGCGAACCTACTCAACGTCCGGCTCGACGACCTGATCACGGTCTCCAAGGAGGACTACGTTAAGAGGGTCAATCGAGTCAAGGAGCGGACGGTCGGACGACTGATCATCAAGGAGTACCCGACCGCGTCCGCCCACGCCGGCCACTTCCGGGCGCTCATCAAGGAGCTCCGCCTCAAGAAGAAGTTCGTCCCGGACGTCATCTACGTCGACTACATCAACATCTGCAACAGCTCCCGCATCAAGCAGGGGGCCGGCGTCAACAGCTACACCTTCGTCAAGGCGATCGCCGAGGAGTTGCGCGGCCTGGCGGTAGAGAACAACGTCCCGCTGATCACCGCGACGCAGGTCACCCGTTCCGGCATGAACTCGTCCGACGTCGAGATGACCGACACGTCCGAGTCGATAGGCCTGCCGTTCACCGCCGACCTCATGTACGCGATCATCTCGACCGAGGAGCTGGAGAAGCTGAACCAGCTCATGTTCAAGCAGCTGAAGAATCGGTTCGACGACCCGTCCCGGAAGCGGAAGTTCATGGTGGGCGTCGACCGGGCCAAAATGAGGCTGTATAACCTCGAGGCGTCCGCGCAGGCGGACCTCAACCCGCTGGAGAAGCCCGTCGACGGGCCCCAGAAGCAGCCGGAGCGGTCGTCCCTGACCGAGGACATCGCGGCCAAATTCAAGCGGTTCAGATAAATAAGGCACGGGGTGACCTATGCCAGACATAAAGCTGAGGAGCAGACGGAACGGACTGCGAAAGCTGACGCCGGAGCAGCGCCGGTTGACCGCGGACTTCATCGAGTGGGCGCTGGTACGTCTGATCGGAACCCGCCTCTCTAAGAACGTCGAGATCCAGGTCATATTCGACGGCGGCCTGTACGCCAAGGAGAAGACCTACGGCTACGCCATGTGGGAGGACCGCCACCGCCACGGGCGGGCGTTCACCCTGGAGGTCGACAGCACGTTCTCGTACCTCAACGTCCTCCACACCGTCGCCCACGAGCTCGTCCACGTCAAGCAGTGGGCGACCGGCGAGTACTACGCCAGTCTTCGTGAGGAGGACGTCTGGATCTACCAGAAGGCCAGGTTCGACGTCAAGGAGAACGACTACTGGGAGTATCCCTGGGAGATCGAGGCCCACGGCAGGGCCATCGGCCTCGTCATCATGTGGCTGAAGGAGCGAGAGCTGAAGTCCGCCCCGTGGGCCAGGCAGCCCATCACGCTGGGTTGACATCTCCGTCGCGGTGGTTTATACTCCGACCGTTAACTACGGAGGAGCTCGTGATGAAGACTTTCGAATCCATGCGGGACGACGCCATCTCGGTGTTCCCGGGTAACGCCAACCTCGTGGCCGTGGTCGGCGTCAAGGAGGACATGAACCGCGTGCTCGTGTTCGACTCGGGCGACCCGAAGCGCATGAGGCAGTCCGCCACCATGGCGGCCGCGTTCTTCATACTGAACGAGATCGAGGACTTCACCGCGTCGACCGTCATCGACATGGTGGCGGTGTCCCCCAGCGACTGGCAGGACGCGGCCGGTGACGTCGACAACCTCACCGACAAGCTCGAGATGGAGGCACTCATGACCGTCTCGGTCATCGGCGACGAGTACAAGTGCTTCATCACCCCGATGAAGAACGGGGTCTGCACCACCATCGCTAAGCTGAAGCTGGAGTTCCCGCCGGGCTCTCCGCTCGGCCCTCTCGAGGCGTTCGTCGAGGCTCGGAACGGCGGCATGGCCCGGAAGGTCATGAAGGACCTGATCTCGCTGATGTCCCCGGAGCAGCTGGACAAGCTGCGCGCGACCTTCACGAAGCAGGCCATCGGCGGCGCCGACGTCGCGCGCGACTACCTCAGGGACCACGCCGAGGCGCGGGTCGCGGTAAAGCACTAGTGATCAGGTACGTCATAGGGGACGTGCACGGGTGCGCGGACCAGCTCGACGAGCTGCTCCGTCGCATCGCGGCGCACGCTGGCGACTCCCCGCACCGACTGATCTTCGTGG